TTCGACGAGATCGTAACCTGAATGTCGTCGCCAACAGAAAACGCATTAGTTCCTGAGTGTGCCTGAGATTGCTCAGATGTTGAGATAGCGTTTGCCGTCCCACCCAGTGCCGTGGTGTTGATTTTAAATGTCGCGGTCGCACTGCCAGAGGCGCACATCGTCGTGACCGAGTTTATAACTCCGGCGAACGGACACTTAATAACCAACTTGTAGGTCTGGTCTGCAGGGAGCAGAAGAATGCCGGACCACGATTGCGGGCTAGTGTGTGCATCGACGTAGGCTTTGATGGACTGTTGGGTGGCCAGTGATGTAGCACTGTTCGATGCCATGTCATCTTCGTCAAGGACGGTCGTAACCGTAGCGCCTGTCGTTAGCGTTAGGCCGTCACCAACAATCGTTCCCGTGACATCCACGCCACCAGTAGTGGTAGAGAATTTGGCGGCGTTATCAAAATATAAGGTTACTGCACTATCGGGCGTGGCAATTATCATGTCTTCGCCAGTGTACTTTTGTACACGGAAGGAGCTAGAGCGTATATAAAGATGACCCGTGCCCGAATCGTCTATGAAGGTGTGAGTACCTGTGTGATAAATCGACAGATCACCACCAGCACCCCACCTTGCTTTAGCGCCGTCCGGGAACATAATGTCGTCAGTGCCCGTTGGAACTGTGAAGACAACCGCATCCGCGTCGTTCTTTAATGTAATGTCTGAAGTGCTGCCCTGACCGGTTAAGATCAGACCTTCTGCGGTGGTGTAACCAATGGCTGCATTATCTCCAGCGGAAGTGTCTCCTAAAGCGTTAAAAGTGCCCGCCGTAGTTACATCGCCATTTAATGTAAGTGCGCCAAGTTCATGAACCACGGCTCCCGAGCCGAGGCCGTCTGCAAAAATCATTTTTGTTTGGCCCGCAGCTATAACCACATTTGCCCCGGTGCCTTGTGTAAAGGTTAGTGCGGCACTTGTAGCGTTCTCCATTACCCACATTTTTGAGCTTGTATTGGGCAACAAGGTTATTGTGCAGGCTTGACCACCACCCGTCAGCTTTAGGTACATGCTCCGGTCCGCATCGGAAACACCATCAGCAATCGTGATGTTGTCGGTGCTAGCATTAGCAATTGCTCTAGTGCCGTAGCCGAGCGCTTGGCCCACAAGCTCAAGGTTTACGTTGGTTTTTGTTCCCCACGTTCCTGAGTTTGCGCCACTTTCCATTTCCTCCAAGCGGAGGTTGTTCACATATGTGCTTACCATTTTGTGTCCTTACGCTGCTATTTCGGTCCACTCGGGGGTTTGATTAGGTGTTGTCCCTGCCCAAGACGGATTTTGGTCAGGGTTTATTTCGCTCCAAACTAACACGTTACCGGTAACACCGGTGCCTGCCAAGCCCGTGACGGGCACATCTGCTGCCGCAGTTACCGTTACTGAGCTTAAACCCCCGGTGGCTGCCAAGCCGGTTACGGAAAGCGTGTTGTTGGAAACAGGTAATACCGTGCCAACAACACCGGTTCCTGCGGGGCCCGTTACGGCCACATCTGCTGCCGCAGTTACCGTTACTGAGCTTAAACCCCCGGTGGCTGCCAAGCCGGTTACGGCCACATCTGCTGCCGCAGTTGCCGTTACTGAGCCTAAACCCCCGGTGCCTGCCAAGCCGGTTACCGGTACGGGGAGGAGTGTACTCCACGCGCCTTCATTCCACGTACCGCGACCCCAACCGTTTATGTTCGCCACGGGACCGGTTCCTTAACTAAGCAATGCGGATGATTGCGTTGCTGGCATCTGCTGCTGGAAACTGAATAGTAAAAGCGCCCGCTGTGGATGTTTTGTCCCCGCCAAAGGCCAAAACCACCACCGCGGGGTCCCCCGACGCGCTGTCGTTGTAAATCAACGCTCCGTTTGCGGTAACCGTGGCATTGGCAAAGGTTAGGTCTGCAAAGTCCCCAAAAGCCGTCGTTCCGCTTGTAACGGGTGTTACCGAAGTAAGCGCCGCTCCCGCCGCCGTGTAGTTTGTACCGCTAGCCTCGTTTGTAGACGAGTACGCGGTCGTGGCGGCAGACAACGTAGCTGAACTGGTGTAAAGGGCTAGCTTAAACGTGTTACCGGAGGAAGCGGTGAAATTATGCGTGCCCGTCATCAATTCTTTTTTGAACGAGGTACACATGGCCTGAGTAATTGCCATTATAGTCTCCTTATAGCGTCGGCCAATTTTGGGTGGCCTGCGTTGCACAAAGCGTTGTACGTTGTAATCCTATCACTTTTTATAGCTTCTCGCATATAGAAAGCCACCACCTTTTCCATATGGTGCTGGAAAGCATGGGCTTGATCGCGAAGAGCAGGATGAGCCGTATCCGAAACAGATATGAGTTTTTCCACACACCGTTCCGCCACCTCGTCCGGGGTAAAGCCCCTGTGTTCCGTTGTTTTAACGGTAACCATAGGTTCTTCTGGGATATCTAGCTTAAGTTCAAACATCAAACCTTATCCCGTGAGATAAGACCGGTGCGATACGCATCCGTGTCTTCTATAGATTCCCCGTAGTTTTTAAGCTGGCCAAAGCTGTTCACAAACTGCTGGGTGTAGTTCTGGATAATGTCCGGTTCGCCCTTCATAAACGTATACGCTTCTACAAGGCTGCCGTACAGAAGGGTTACTGGGGCATTCTCGCTTAACCACGTGGTTCCCGTGGTTGCCTGCGCCGTTAGGCTAGGTGGTCGATAAAGGTAATGTACTTCAGCGGTGTAGGCTGCATCCGGCGTAGGGGCCAAGATAAAATTGTTTACGTCGAAGTAACCGTAATACTTAGGGAGCCCCGTTGTGCTGGAGTTAGGGCTGTACGACTGTAGGAAGTTAACGTCCTTGTAAAGAAGGAACTCTTTGTTCGACCCGTTCAAAATTGATAAGGAATACGGAGCCAAAAAATCAGAGGGGGCCGCCAAATATTGGTTCCCCGAACTGGTTGTCCCCGTAGCATTTCTCCTAAAAACAGTAAGCTGTACCCCCTTAAGGATACGCTCTTCGGTGTTTTTGATAAAGTTATCAAGATTGTTAACGAAGGTCGTTTCGTCATTCTCCGTGTAATCTTGTATGGCTTGTTTTAATTCAGCATATGTGTAGGTCATTCTGTCACCACTAGCACAAAGCCCACGTTAGAAACGAGGTGCGTATCAATGCCCCTGTCGGGAAAACCGCCCCCTCCCACGGGAACCACCAAGGGCTCTACCCTGTCCGGGCGGGCGTTTCTAAGCGCCTGCGGGTCCGAAACCGCGCGGAGCGGCCTTAGCTGCGGGTGCTTTGGTTCATACTCGTCCGGTCCGACCCTAAGACCGTTCCACTCCTCGCGCATATCGCGGTAGCGGTAGCGTTGCCCGGAGCGATCCGAGATGGCGTAGGAGTTTTTACCTGTTGCAAACTTGGCCATCTCCGCCCCTATCTATACGCAACGTAAGGTTCAACATTGAAGGACGCCCGGTCCCTGTCTTCCTCAAAAGCCCGCTGTAGCTCCTCGTCGTAAACAGCTTTAAGAACCTGAATGCGCTGCGGAGCACGTTTCATGGCAATATAGTAGGCCAACCCCGCCGCGAGACAGGGATAAAGTCGAAACGGGACATCCATCGTGTTCGTGAAAGTGTCCGCGTCATCCATGCGCGTCAAAGCGTCGTAGTATATTACGTCCGTGCTGTTTTCCGGGATGGGCCACACCTTCAGGTTTGGGGTGAGTTGCCGGTCCAAAAAGAACTGAGAGGGGCGACCTGTGGTTGTTTTCGTTGGAATAGTCAGATACCCCGTGCGGCTTAAGCGCTCTAGGGAATAGTCCGTGCCGTCCCTACGAAGCACAAGAGACAGGATGTCGATAACATCCGTCCCCAAATTATATTCCCCATCCGACTCCGTAAGTGCTTGAGATCGCTGGGCAATTGTCCAAGAGTTCAACCCCCTGTTTGCCCACTCCGCGAGCATCAGGTTAAGCGACCGCTTGGCCGTCTTAAGATCGTATCCGGTCCGAACCTCCAGACCGCACCGCTCAAACGCTTCCTCAATGTAGTCGGAAAC